CCTTAATCTTCAATTATATTCTTAGAAGAGTTTAAGAAGCATTATTATCATTTTCTATGAGTTTGGAATTGGCTATTTCGTTGATAAGCAGTTGTTTCTCAATCGAAATTTTTAGCCAAAATCTTGGACTTATGTTCCGATTCCTGTACCCGCCAAGACCAGTATAAAAACTAGAAAATTTTTCCCCAATCAACAATGCTTAAGAACGGCAACACCTCTGTAAGCGCGGCAAGGCTGGCTAACAAAATTTTTTGGTTTCGGCCTAATATCTATTTGTGTATTAGCCCCCACGATTTCGCACAGCGTCAGTGTTAAGTCGTTGTTTTTGTTCGGGATTAATACAAATGGCCGTCAGTATCGGCACTATTTACAGGAAGAACTGCAAATGACCAATCAGGTAATAAGTCAAAACACCAGTTCATTGCCAGCTACTTTGTCTGATATAGACAAGCATTTTGATATCGACCAGCTTCAGGTACACCGCATTGCAGCACAACTGTTGCTAACCAAGCTAGCCAACAGGGAGGCTGTACGGCTCGAAAAACTCGTCAATTTCAGGGATGCTATTGAAGAACAGCTATTTGATGAAGACAGAATCGACAAATTGACTCAAGATGAGTTGATTGCTTTGCATCAGTTGATATCAAGTAGCGAAAGTCAGGCATACGGCCAAATCCAAAAAGTTAGCAAAGATGTGAACCTTGAAGAAGTAAAAGTGCATATCAAGATTCTGTCTCAGTCAATGAACGATTCCGATAATCCTAATCTAGTGGACAACTCAGAAGCCGCAGCTGTAGCACAACGATTGCTATCTCAGGTAGAAGCGCAGCGATAAAAAAGTCCAGAAAGCAACCACATGACTCCCATCAAACGTCTTGCTTGCAATTTGACTGTAGGCAAATCAGTAGTTTTACCCTCAGGCCGCAAAGCTATCGTGCTTGAACTCATGTCTGAAAGCGTCTCATTCTACTATGCTGATGAGCGTGATGACTTTACATTTGAGCTATCCCGAAACAAGTGCATTGAATTGTTTGGAAACACGCCTGAGCCGAAAGATTACTGGACACCAGCAAATCTTCGGCGGTAAGCCCGAATTATAGGTCATTGTAGCCTCTGCTCGCAACAAAGTCGTCATTGAGGCTCAAACGCTCCGTTCAGAGGGGAGGCAGTAAATGGTTTCAGTCTTAGATTTAACCAGGCCTTAGAACCGTTTTGGAATGGAACTTCAGACGGACTCAGCAAATTGTTATGGCTGCCTCATAAGACCGCTTTACAGGGGTCAACATCATTACCGAATTACCGTGTAGTTCAATCTAAGCACTTGATAAAGCGTGTATTTCCCCTAAACGCAGCGTCAATGAGAGTGTCAGTTTCATCGCAAGCCATGCTAACGCATATTATGGCAAATGCTGTACGGAAAGAAGGCAGGACAGTAGCCGCAACGAAGAAAATCAGAATCTTTCCAAAGAATGAATTGCGCTTCATACAAGCTCTACACACGTATCGACTTGCTTACAATTTAACAGTGGAAGCGATAAATGCGAAGGCGCTTATCGAGCTCAACTGAAAAAGTTTAAGACTAAAGGAACTCCGTTCACTATGCGGTTTATGTCGTGGAAGTATTCACCTCGATACTTCATGGTGAAAAGATTAGCTAAGAGTGGTTTTCCTTATCCTAAACAGTTGGGAGAGATATTCTTGACAGAACCTCTCCCAGAAGAAAGCTTCAATAAGTCTGCTGTAGTTAAATATGAGAATGGGCAATGGTATATAAGTGTGCAACAACACATTACCGTTGCAAGCTTAGTGAAAGGGGAAACAAGTCGCATATGCGCGTTAGACCCTGGTGTGAGAACTTTTCAAACTCTTTACAGCGAGAACCAAGTTGTGAAGTATGGAGAGGGATTCTCAAAGGCTATTCTTCTGCCGGTGGCTCAGTCTATCTCTAAATGGATTTCTAAGCGTGATTCATTCATTGCTAAGTTCAAAGATAGACAAGAAACGCAATATTATAACGACATGATGAAGTGTTTTGAACGAAAACTTAATAAGCTTAAAGCTAGGCGAAATAATCTGATTAATGACTTGCATAAACAAGTTGCTTATGATATTGTCATGAACAATGACGTTATTTTACTGCCCTCATTCAACACCAGTAATATGGTATCTAAGGGAAAGGGCGGAAAGCGTAAGCTAGGAAAGATTACTGTTCGCTCAATGTTAAATCTCTCCCATTATAAATTCAAAGTCTATCTCAATTACCTTGCCATGAAATACGGCAAGACGGTGATTGAAGTGAATGAAGCCTATACTTCCAGCACTTTTGAGGGCAAGATATTCAGTATCGGTAGCAAAGAGGAATTTAAAACAACTCTAGGAAAAATTATAGACCGCGATATAACTGGTGCGAGAAACATTCTTATTAGGTTTCTTACAAAATCTTGCAGGGTAAACATCCTGCACACGTAACTTATACGTTTTACGAAGAGATTAAATTCACAGTCTTAACGTAATTTAATAAGCGAAAGGACTGACTCATGAGCCAATCAAGCGATATTATAGCAGTTGATAGCAAGGTGCTATTTGAAATTGCCAAGAAAGCAGGCTTTAAAGAGGAAGTCCCAACTATTGAGCAATTCATTGATGACCCTTACTATCTTGGCAAAGTATTGGGTGACGGATTGTACCCTATTTGGCGGGAAGCCGCCAAGAAGCTTTACCCCAACCCTTACCATTCACCATATGATGAAGTCATCTTATCTGGTGCTATTGGCTTGGGTAAATCGACTATGGCGTTGCTCATCACTTTCTATGACCTCTGCCGAGTCATGTGCTTGGAAGACCCGCACAAGCATTATGACCTAATCTCCTCTACAGTCATTACATTCCCAATGATGAATGCTACCAAGTCCCTCGCGTCAAAGGTGCTCTGGTCGCAATTCGTTGATTGGGTTGAAGCAAGCCCATTCTTCAAACATCGTGTTGATACCCGCAAGGGCGCTAAAACCTTTTTCAAAGGCAACATTGATGTATCGACAGGCTCACGTGGTAGTGATTACTTGGGTCAAGCAACCATCGGCGCAATCTTTTCGGAGATTAACGACATGACGGTTGTAGCTGGCCAAGCAGAGGACAACTTGGATACCATCTCTACTCGTAGGGATTCCCGATTTGGCGGTAAAGGCAAAGAGATTCTAGGCCACATCATTCTCGATTCCTCTAACAAGGGTAATCGCTCATTCATTGATGCGCGCCTTGAGGAAAAGGAGAAGAAAGGCTCAACAGGCCACATTGTCTTCAGCTTCTCGCACTGGGAAGCAAAATGGCACTTGGGAGGATACTCAGGCAAATTCTTTCAAGTGTACGCAGGCGATGAATTTATTGACCCTTTCATCATTGATGACTCCAACTCCGACCTACTGCCAAGCTTGAAGCCTAATCGCATTGTCGATGTCCCTGTTGAGCACAGGGAACAGTTTGAATTCAACATCATCAAGTCTTTGCGTGACTTGGCTGGTGTATCAACATTCGGCACGGCTTCTTTCATCTCTTCCAATGAGATTCTCAATCGCACTTTCATCAGGCCAAATCCTGTGACTAAGGATTTGATAGTGCTAGATTTCTTCAACGACCAATCATTGCGCGATTACATCGACATCGGGTTGCTGAAGACACTATGTGACAAACCGCGCTTCATCCATATTGACTTAGGCCTAACGACTGACTCAACTGGTATTGCTTGCTCATACATCGACAGGTATGAAGAGGTCAAATCCTATGACCCTGTCAAGGGTGTGCAGACTGTAGTTGTTGAGCCGATATTCGTCAATGAATGGCTGATGGAGATACGAAGCATTCCAGGCCAGGAAGTCCCAATCCACAAAATCAAGAAATTCATTCTTGACGCAAGGGCTGAGGGCTATCCGATAGCTTGCGTATCAACAGACGGCTTCCAATCAACAAACCTGCGGCAAGACTTATTGTATGCTGGTTTTGAAGTGAAGCTAATTTCAGTTGACCGCACAAAAGACCCTTATTTCCATTTACGCTCAGCAATTCTCGAAGGCCGTGCAACAGCTGTCGCCTCAGAAAAGCTCAAGCGTGAAATCAAGGAATTGGAAGAGCATGACGACAAGTTTGACCACCCACCGCCTCCCGCAGGCTCGAAAGACTTGTCTGACGCATTATGCGGTTCAATCTGGTCAGCCAAAGAGAATATGCAGCTGGCAGACAAGACTAAAGTCACCAAGCAACAGGCTGATACACTGTTGAAAGTCTTGTCAAATTCCGCTCCGAAAGAGCAAGCATTCAAAGCTAAATTGATGGGCAGTTAGCAATTAGCTCAAAATCGGCTATCCCGCCAATTTCAGGGTGAGTATTGCTTGTTGAGAACAGGGCGTAAATGACTGGAATTTACCATTGCTGGGGGATACTACAGAGGGTTATTTCAGTCATCAGAATCCTTGTTTTTGATTGATTTCAGGATTTCAGCCGCATGGCTGTAAGATTTCCTGTTTTTCAATCCTCATGCTTGGCTGTTTTCATCTCTAGCCTGCTACTCGCACAGCAGGCAGACGGCCTCTTGTTCTCATGAGTGAGGAATGACTGATTTCAGATTCATGGTTGTTTTCGGCTATTAGATATAATATAAGAAATATGTGGTGTATTATATATCACATCTATGAGTTTGGAATTGGCTATTTCGTTGATAAGCAATTGATTCGCCAGCGGTATTTTTAGCCAAAATCCTGTCTTTATGTTCGGATTCCCAATCCCTACAAGATTCATCTTTCATTAACCAGACATCTGCGAGGGGGTAAGCCTATGCATTTCAATGCCCGTGTGGACTCAGATGTAAGCGGTATCTTATCCGCCACAATGAACCGCATTATAAATCCTCAAGGCCATCTCGTTCATGACTTCAGCATGCAAGATGCAAGAATGGCTAGGGATTTGAATTCAAAACTGACTGCGTTTGCGACTACTCGCATCCAGTATTACAAGACACTCCGTCAATTCCGCCGTAACTGGGTTACAGAGGGCGTGTATGATACTATCAATAATGACGTGTTGTTGGATAACACCTCTGACGATACAGTCTCAGCAGAAATAGTGGGTGATGACGCCTTGACTCAAGAGGCCAATGACCTGTTCCGCAAGCTGAAGATAGTTGAAATCCTGCACTCCATCATTGATGACCTGCTTCACTATGGCTCATACGCGCTCCGACCGATAGCATATAAGGGCGTTGGTGTGGTTGACTTGGTTGACGATTATGAACCTCACCAAGTTATCGCTTTGACTGATAGCAAAAACAACCCAGTCATGTTCTTCATCTCAGATGATTATTTGTCTAGCGATTACAGTCAGGCTGATGCTGCAGGCACTTATGCTTATGTGCCCCAGACCAAGAAGCCCATCTCACAGCGTTATCGCTCGATTGATGAGCTCATTTATTTCGGCCTTGACTTGAGTTTCACCAAAATCCATATCGAAGAGGATTGGACACAAGCTATCCGCAAAGCTGCCCCAATGTCGGCTTTCCGCGCTACTCTGCCGAAAACCTTTAAGCTGCGCGCCAGCCGTTCCTTTATCTTCAACAATCTCGACAAGCTTCAGGACATCTTGCTGATGGACAAGCTTAACACCTATCGTTCCATTGGCGACACGTTGACTCCAAACGTGTTGGGTGTTCCGTTGCCGGACAACTACGACCCGCAACAATCTACTGAAGTGACCAAACACTATGATGCTCTGTTGAATAACAACATCGACCAAATGACCGACTTCCTTGACCCTGAAACAATGTTCAGAGAATTAGCGAGAATCCGTGTTGTCCCGATAGTGGGTGACCGCTCGCAACCAGTCAAGTTGGAAACGAAAGAAACTGAGAGAGTTGAAGACATTGAATCTAAGAATCAAGCCTTGCGCAATTTCTTGGACTCTATAGGCGTGCCAGCAGCTGTATTCTTCGGCGAAGCTGAGCACAAGGAAAGCCTGAAAAACTCTATCCGATACGCAAAGAAAATCAAGAGAATTCAGAAGAATATTTCACGCGCATTAATCCGCTTGCTGATTATCCACTTTCAAAACCGCTATCCTGAGCTTGCAGGCAAGCTGTCCGAAAGTGATATCAGAGTGACCCTGCGCAATAACACTAACCTTGATGAGCTTGAAGACTTGGAGTCACAAGACTTGACCCTGTCCTCTATCAATTCAGCATTGGAAATGTTTGAAACTATCCGACCGCTGACTGAGGGTGAGGAAAGCGAGTACAAGATTGACGACAACATGATTTTGCAAGTAATCAAAGACAGGTTGGGCACCTCAGGCTCAATATTTGCTCGTGCTTTGACTAAGATTGAAGATGAGTCAATCACGCCTGAGACTTCTGAAATCTCACCCTCTAAGGATACACCTGGTGCAAACTACAAAGCAATTAAAAGGGCTATTGGAATCTCAGAAGGTCAGAAGCCTAAGAGAAAGCGGTGGTTCAGTCGCTTGTTTAACTCGTAAATACGCAGACAACAAACAAGCAACCTATACCGTCACCAATATCTCTTCTGAGTATCAAAAACGCAGAATCCGAGAAACTCTGCGTGAGACTTGCGGTCAATGCTCAATCCGCTCGATTGACGGTGGAATTGAATTCACTGTCCCATTGAAAGTGAAATTGGGTGAACTGGCTCAGGCCTTGCAGAATCTTGGACATGCTCTTGAACGGAAGCATAAATGACACCCAATACATTGCAAAGCATTTGGGAGAGCAAGACGGCTTACAAAGTCTCAGAGGCAGGAACAGAAAGCGTTGTTGACGGCGTTAACATTCTGGCTCGTGTGTCTGGCCCAACTTTCTTTCCCGAAACGACCAGCCGAAATGGCGTATATTACACGCTTGAGGCTTGGGAGAATGCCTTGAGTGACCCTGAACTTCAGCAACGGTTAGAAGGCCGTCTGGTTCTGGGCACTTTCGGTCATGATATTGAAATCACTGATGAAGAGGTGCGCAAAGGCTTGTTTTCGCATATCACAACCAAACTCTGGATTGAGGACGGTATCGGCTATGCGGAACACTTGGTGTTAAACACTGAGCCTGGTCGCAACTTAAACACTCTACTGCGCGCTGGAGCGCGAATCAGTACATCAACCAAAGCCAACGGTTATCTGGCTGAATCTCAAACAGCTGACGGTTACAGTATGGTTGAGCCTGAGGGCTTTACGCTCGAAAGGATTGACTTTGTACTTGACCCTGGCTATCTTGAGGCCAAGCCTGAACTGCTGGAATCTTTTTCATCCAAAGGTAAACAAAAAATGGACAAAACTCGCACTCCGATTGAAATTATGGAAGCACATGTGAGCGATTTGCGCGCACGTGGTGAGCTTTCCGACAAACGCGCAACTGAGCTGCAAGAAGCCCTGAGCGCATCTCGTGTTGAAGTAGCTGAAGCTAAAGCAGCCATGAAGCTGTATGAAGCATTCGGTACTCCTGTCGAAATTCACGAAAAGCTGAAAAAACTCAGCGTGTATGAAGCTATTGACGATGACCCAGAATCTCTGGCTGACACCGTTGAAGCCGCAACTGAAACTATTGAAGACCTGACCGACAAGCTGGATGCAGCTACTCAAGAATTGGAAAACACTCAAGAAGCATTGGGTGACGAAACTCCTGAGACCTACAAAGCCCTGTTGGCTGAAGCTGACGCTGCTGTAGAACAATTGGCTGCCTTCAAAGAAGTCGCTGAAACTCCTGAACAAGTCAAAGATTTGATGGACGCTGCTGCTAAGGCTGAAGAACAACTGACTCAATACCAAGAGTTGGGCACTGTTGAAGAACTCGAAGAACTGATTGACACCGCCGAAAAAGTACAAGAGCAATTGGAAGGCGAAGAAGTCGCTGAGATTGCTGACGAAGTGGGCGTTGAGCCTGAGATTGTTGAATCTCTGCGTCGCAAAGGCATGAGCTTGAAAGAGGCTCGCAAACTGTTGGTGTCTATGAAAGAAAGCTTTGGTGAGGTTGAAGGCCAACCTGACGAAGATGACCCTTACACCGATGACGTCAATGAAGACGATGACGAAGGCGAAGAAGGCCGTTTTGATGACGGTGAGGGCGAAGGTGATGATGACGAAGATGAAGGCCGTTTCAGCGTTCAAGAATCCGCTGCGCGCTTCAAACGTGGTCGTGGCCGCAAAGCCTTTGCTGAGGGTAAAGTGAAAGCTAAATCCAAAGCCCGTAAACCTGCAGCTGCTGCTAAAACCACATTGGCAGAAGCTTTAATCTCCCGCAACCGTGCTGGCAACCGCAATGCTCGCACTAACGTTCGCAGCACCCGCAAGTAATTCTCAAAAAGGATAAAACCTAATGAAACAACAAGTATCTATCAATGAATCCAATGTGGACCAAGTAGCACACAGTTATGAACGCCGTTACGGTAACTTGTTTGAAGCTTACGTCAATGGCTGTGCTCGCACCGCAATCGGCGAAAGCGTC